ATAATAACGTTATTATTACTATTTGATAGCATATTATGATGGTAAATAATCTAAAATAATCTAATTGCCCCTTTAAAGTTTGATTTATCAAACTTTAAATTTAGAATCTTAAAAAAAATATTTAGATTTTAATTATATATATAATTATATGGACATAATAAAACAACTTCAAAAAGAATTAAAAGAAAAAATTATTGAATTAAATAATATAAGACAAAATGACGAGGTACTAGAATTTTATATTATTAATCTTGTTGAAAGATTAAGAAATGAAAATAAAAAAAAATATAAACTAAATATGATATATAATAATTAAATAATTAATATAAATTATGTTTGTTCAACTTTAACTTCTTTAGGTGGTGGAGTCGTATTTTCTATATCGATTGAAGCGACTATTTCACGTTGACAGCATTTACTGCGGATTCTCTTGTGGTTCGTCAGTGCTATTATTGACATGAGAGCAGTTATTACAATGCTCATAGGGACAATTAAGTTTAGATTTACGTCCATGTTTTCTTACTAATATACATAAACAAAATAAAATTTGTACGGTTAATTCTATAAAAGATTGTATAGACATACTATAATATAGAATTTAAAATAATCCCAGTTAATAAAACTAAAGTATTAAAAATTATAAGTTTTTTTAATTCTTCGCTTGTGTAATTTGACATATTATAATATATTATAATATAAAAAATTTTACATTGTTATTACTTGAGGTAAGATTTTATTTTCGTCCTCTATATGGGATACACCTATTACAAAATATCTTAAAATTGTTTTTTCGCCGTATGTTATAATGGTATTTTTTGTCTTATCTATATTTTCATATTGATATAATAAACTCTTTATACAACCCATGCGTTCAGCATTTAATTTAAAATCTTCTAAATCGTCGTGTTTATCTGATAATACAATACTAGATTTTAAATAATCAATTAATATTAAAATATCTTTTTTTAGTAATCTTTGAATAAAATTATTTGCTGTATGTATATTATTAAATGCTGTTAATATTGATTTCGTTTTATCGTCAAAAACTAAAAAAGTTTTTTTAACTGACATATCAATTTTAGGGGTATTTTTATTTTCGATTGGTTCTGCATCAATTCTAATTTCTTGTTTATCTGACATATTATATATTATTTTAGATTTTTATTTTAATAATATATTAAAATCTAAATCTTTTTTTATCCGTGGATTATCTGACTTTTAAATAAATCTTTATTAAATAAATAACCCTTAACTTTCTTACCTTCGATAATACCTTCATAATTTCTATTATATTTTTTATCTTTTATCATTTCTTTTAATTTATCAGTTTTAAGTTCATAAATGGTATAATCATTGTTAAAATCTAGTATTTTATTCTCTAAGTTCTTTTTTTGATAATAATTTAATTTTTTATCTTTTATTTCATCATTAAATTTTTCTAGTGATTCTCTCGTAGGATAATTTATAAAATAAGCAATATAATCGGCTTGAGTGGTATTTATCCCTGAAGGTTTATTATTGCATTCATATTCAATAAATATATTATTTGTATTTCTGGCTTGTCTATCAGCTTTAACTTCTATATAATGTATATCATCGTTAGAATCAATTAATTTAAAATCATAATATTTAAAATTACCACTTATTTTTATATATTGTTTACAATCGGTATATTTTAGGTATTCTTGTTCCATTTTTTCTCCGAAGACTAAATCAGATATCCAAGGCATTTTTATATTATATATATTAATAATATAAAAAAATCTAAAATCTAAATATATTTATTTAAGACTTTTTTTAAAAAGTAACAGTTACATTACCAGCATTAACAGCAACATTACCAGAACCAACAGCATCGGTTGCTGGTGTTGTTGCTAGGACAAATTGGTATGGACTTGTTAATGTTGGATTAGATAGATAAGTATTAGCACGGTAGATATATTCGGTATTAGGTGTAAGACCTGTTACTACGAATAAATAAAAATTATTTACTATTCTAGACCCTACTATGCTGGTATTTGGTATTAATGCTCCTGTAGCTTTATTAGATAAATAACCTGAAATATAACTTTGATAATATGTATTAGCACCAAAATGTATTTCCCATGTTTGAGAGGTTGAAGTATTTGCTATAAGTGTAATAACAGGTAGGACAAGGTCGGCAGCTAGTGTTGGACGAGTTGGTGGACTTGGTGATATTGTGGCGTCGTATAGATATGAACTCCAATAATTATTTAATATACTATTATTTATAAAGTATGTAGACCATTGTAAATTTTCTACTAATCTAGGGAGACCATTAACAATATCATTATTATTAAAAACTTGAACTAATGATTTAAAACTGCTATTACCTAAGCCTGCTACTCTTTGTTTTAATAATGAAGTTGTTAATTGAAACGCAAGGTATGGAACTGGTAGTAATTGAAGGAGATATTCATTAAAATATAAAAATTGTTGTTGTGTTAAAGTTTGATAATTTAAATTTATTATATTGTTAAATCCAGTAATAGCATCGGATGCTGGTTGTTCAATTATTAATAAAATGACATTTGGTGCTTCTGTTTGGTATAATCCTTGTAAATTAAATGAATTATTAGATTTTAGACCTACGCCTGCTATGTCTACTTCCGCATCTGTAACTCTTCTGGAGTTATAATTTGTAAATGCTTGTGAATCAAAGGGAAGTTCAAAATTACTATTTTGATTTGTTAACGAATCAGTAGGCACAACTTCTACAACTAAGTAGAAAGAAGGTGAAAAAGTTTGACCATAAGTAGGAACTACCATTATGTATTATATAATATATATAATATATAAATTATTTTTTATTGATAATATTTAGTGCTTTTACGTGTTTTTTGCTTTTTAAGTGTGTAGTTTGACTATATAAATTATATGAACCGTAACATATCTCGCAGTCCTTGCTCTTTAATTCTGTTTTTCTTTTTTCGTAATACTGTTTGTTATATGTTTTTTTATCAAAATCTTTTTTTATTGCCTCTTTTACTGTATCTTGATAATCTTTTAAATTATCTATAGGTACGGCGACACTATTTACATAAACACGAATTTTTTCTATGTTGTCATCTGTATTAATACTGTCATTATCCATTATATAATATAGTTTATATAAAAATTCTTATATATAAACTATTAAAACTATACTATTTTTAACAAGATTTTTTATTATTTGAAATATATTTTAAAGAAATAATATTTGGCATTTCTTTGTGGACATCTTTACGACTAGATTTAAACAAAAAATTAGAATTGAGATTATTTTGATTTGTTTTTGTTATATCTGCATAAATTTCTCCAATTTTTAAATCCAATTTATCAACTTTTACTAACAGCTTATTACGCTGTCCGACAATTTCATTTAAAAGTATTTTCATACGTTCAATTTGGTTCGCCCGTAGTATGTTCATGAAATTATATATATTTTAATTATGAAATATTAACTTTTTTAGATACGACGCAGTCATAATCACAATTATTTTTTTTTGTTTCATTTTTAAAGTGTTTATGATAATCTTTTAAACTAAGATTTCTATTTAATAATCTATAGACGACGTGACGTCCACAAGTATTTATATTATTGCCTGTATGCTGGTATGGTGCTGTATTATAAACTATTTTTAATTTACTTTTATTAAATAAATTACTTATAAATTTACCTGTTATACCTAAATCTTCTCTAATTTCATTATCTACCCAGCGTAACTCCGTGTCTGGGTATTTGCCGTATGGGTCGAAGAACTCAATCGTTTTATTTTGACGTAAGATACATGTCCAATGCCCTGTATTTTCTGAATCTTGATATAATAAAATTAAATAACTGTTTGGATTAGGTAGTAATTCGTCGATACTATCATAATTTGATAAATCACTATACATATAAATTTTTACGTCTGGTAGATATGTATGAATGTCACTATCTGACAAGGCATAGGCTTCTATTTTTTTTATATTATTATTCATATAATAATATAATAAAATAAATTAAAATTATATTGTATCTAATTCATCGTTGACAAGTTGAGGGCGTTTTTCTTTTAAAAAGTTTACTAGCTTGTGTTCGAGTGGAAAGACATATTTATTACATTCTTTTGTTTTCTTAAAAAATTCTCCAAATTCTATTTTAAAGTCTTTTGTCATCTTGTCAGCTGTGAAAGTCCATTCGAGGCCGTGGCGTTTTGCGTAGTCAATCGCACATTCGTATAAATCACTGGTTCTATAGCTGTTTTCGGCATAATTATGGGGTTGTCTATAAATCATTTGTATGTATGCTGGTTGAGATTGAGCGATTAATAATTTTTTATATTCATTCATTGGTGCTTCTAGCTTGTCAGGTATAACCCTAGTTTTTAAGAATGTATCCATAGCTTTTAAAACTTTATCGTCTTTCATTAAACTGTATAATTTATTACTTGTTTCTGCTGTCATTATGGTATTAGTTGTTTGAAATAATATAAATCTTCTATCTGTTGGTTCAATATAAAATGCACTTTGGTTGTTAGTTGTGAATATAAAATTAGAATAATCATTGACTTCATATGCGTCAACACCTTTTTTTTCTAAAAGCATCTCGGTTCTTGTTACCATATTTTTTAAATCATCTCTCATTTCTTTATTTTTAACTTTTACTTCATCGGCACAGATGACTAATTTAGAAGTGATGTGACTATTAAAATTTTTAATTAAATCTTTAGCATCGTTTACTGTTGTCGAGTATGTAATAATCTTTCTAAATAGTTGTATTAATGTGTTTTTGCCTACGCCTTGTGCGTCACTATATAAAACTACTGCCTTGTCGGTCTTTTGGAATGGTCTTTGTCTTATCCATGCCCACCAATCGAGAAAACTTTTTACACTTTCTTTTTCATTGTTTAATAAAACATTAATTACATCGAAGAAAGGTTGTAAAATTGTCATATCATGTTTTTCGTCGTTATCATATTTAAAGCCTCTAAATATGTTAAATAGTCTTGGATTTACGTTATCAGGTATAAAATCTATTTTTGAGTAGGTCTTTCTGGTCATATCTTCAATCCATAAGTCAATAAAATCTCTCTTACCTATTCTATAAGGTTTTAAGAGTTGTTTTAAGTCTTTTAATTGATACCAGTTTATTTCATTTTCATCATTAATATAACCATATTGAAGGGGTTTTTCGACTATAAATAATCTATCTTTAAATTTATCTTTAATCTTTGTATATTCATCATCAGCTTCATTTGCTACTTCTTTTTTACACCATTTAGCCCTCCATTTTTTATATTTTTCTAAATCGTCTTCTTTAGCCATGTTACAGAGTGTACCATAATTGCCACCTTTAAAAGTCTTCCAATATTTTTTTACGTCTTTTTCGCTCTTATAATTTTTTCTTTTTGAACTAAATTTATCAAATAAGTCGAATAATGTATCATCACGTTGTTTTATAGCACTACCTATTTGAAACCATTCGTTATAGGTGTCGCCCCTTGTTGTCTTGAGTATCTTTAATAATTCTACTACCTCATCCTTATCTACTTCTTCCTGCTCGTCGTCTTGTTCATTGTTTTCTTTTGGTATAAATAATGATTCTAAAATTTCAGGTGATATTTCACTAATATTTTCAAAGTCTATTTTATTGTCTTTGTGTTCAGCGACATAATAAATTATATCTAAATTACCGTGTATTTCGTCGGTGAAGTGTTTTTGTTGATTGTTATTAAATATATAATTATTTGGTATTTTAAAATAGTAGTGGTTCTTATACGTTAAGTTTTTTTTAAGGTGTGAATATGAAGGGGTTGAAACATTATTTAGGTTATTATCTGCTATCATTTTTAATATAAAATTATTTGAGGTTTCGCAGTCAGTATCAAAACAAATATATTTTAAATATAGGCCATTTAAACTAAGCATTACACCGTTATATGCTTTATATTTGTCTTCTTTGTATGTTCTCATGCTTTGGAGAAAGGTTAATTGATGCCATTTTTTATCCTCATCAATAAAAACAGGTTTATAATCTTTATCGTCGTATTTGATGGGTGAGAAGGGGAGGCAGGATTGTTTTACGAAGTCTAAGACTGAAGACATTTTGATTTATATATTATTAATAAATAAAAAAAATTTCTTAAATAAATTTATTTAAGAATCTAAATATTTTTTATTTTTATAGAAAGCCTCCACCAGCATAGACACCATATAGTTTTTAACTTTAAATATTAATTATATCTATTTAGACGACTTTTAAACGGTGGAGGGTGGGTGGAGGGTAAATGGAGGGTAAAAAAAAGACCCTCCACCCATCTATTCAGGTCTATTTACTTACTTTTACTATAAAATAAAGGTGTAAATTATAGGTGGTGGAGGGTATGGAGGGTTTTTTCAAGTTTAGTATACAATTTTTTATAGAAATTTTTATTTTTATTTCTAATGAATTTTGAAAAAATGCCTCCAACCCTCCACCGCATAAATATGCTGGTAAATTTTACGTAAAAAATGACTTTACAGCATAATAGCTGGTGGAGGGGGGTTGGAGGGTTTTTATAAAATTTTAAATATTAAACAATAATATTTAAGACTTTTTATTAAATTCTATCAAATAAGATAATATTTTTTTTAGACTTTCTTTTACCTGACCCTTCATAATGAAAATCTACACCTTTTTGATAATTTGGGAATAAATTTACAAATTTTAAGGAGGGTTCTTCATTAAATTCTTTAACCTGTCTTTTTTCAAACTTTAATGAATCGTTTCTATATGGTAGGTTAACATGGTTAGAACTCTTATTTGTTCTTGCTATGCCTCCACGCTTTCTGCCTTGACCATGAGCCATTTTTTCCCTTACGTGGTCTTTTGCTCTTAATACTGTATCATTTATTGTTTTTTCATTAACACCCATAGAACGAATATTAGATTCGATTCTTCTCATGTTAGCATCGTGTTCTTCTTTTTGATGACGATACTGAATTTTTAAAGTTTCACTATTAGCCATCTTTTCACGGTGTTCCGCATCGTAAAAATCTACGGCTTCATCGTATAAATGGTCTAATGCTTCTTTTAATCTAACTGGGACTGCTGTATCTGCTCCTTGTGGGATGACAACATCGGGTTGAAATGGTATTGTTGATGGTTGTAATGGTGTTGGTGCTGGTGCTGGTAGTAGTTGGACTGTTGGTGCTGGTTCTATATTTACATAACTGCCAGCATCTGATGCTACATTTATATAACCTTTAACTGCTACTAAATCTTCCTCTAATTTATTTGCAACTGTTTGGAGCATTTTTTCTCTGTTTTGGTGTTGTTTAGCTTTAATTTTTCCTGCTTCAGGCTGTATTTCGATACCAAAAACTTTTGCTACACCTCTATAATCTATTTTACCGCTTTCAACATAACTTAATACGGGTTTAACCTTTTCAAATAAAAGTTTTCTTACATTAGACCAAAATTCACGTGTTTCTTTACTAATATAAAAACCTCTTGATACGTTTAATAAGTTTTCTAATATTTGACCTTGAGTTCTTAAATCATTAAATAAATTTTGGACTTTTGCGTCTAAACTACTAGCAACAACATTAGATGCGATATTTTTGCCGTTTAGTACTTGTCCTTGAGTATAACCACTTTCTAAACGTCCGATAATGTCAGCAACTTTATCTAATTCACGGGGATTTATAAATCCTATCTTGTCAACTTGGGATGCTTTCTCATAATATGTATTTAATGATGGTATAGCATTATATAACATGCTTCTATATCTTTCTGTATCTCTTGTTTTTGTTCCACTAGCATTTACATAAGCGTCCAACATGTCAGTTGCTGTTCTAAATGCTACAATAATGCCTTCTTCGCTCCCTGTTTGGTTGTTATCTATTTGACTAGTGGATTTTATAATTGCATTTGTAAACATTGTAATGGTCTTTGCTACTTCTAAATTAACTAATCTATCACCTACTTTTTCACGTTCATAAGTTTCTAAAAATTGTTTGGTTTGCATGAATTGACGTGCTATTACTTGGCTTCTAACATCATTAAATTCATCATTTATAAGCTCTCTATATTGATTATCCCTAAGATTACCAAATTTATTTAAACTGCTGTTAAACTGCATATTATATATATTATATAATATAAAATTTATTTAATAATTTTTTATTCTACCTAATATCTTTTTACGAGTTGATTTTTTTGCTCTGCCTTTACCATTTGGGCAGTATACTCTATTATTATTTACATCAAAACACTGACCATAAGTTTGTCCGTCAGTCCATTGCCCATAATCTATGCTTAATTCACCATTGTCCGCAAGTTGATTACATTCAAGCATATTATACTGTCTATAAACTTGTCCATTTATATGACTGGGGAGCATTTGGCCTAATTTGCAAGGGTCGGCAGCATTTGGGTTTCTTGGTATTGGTTTGGGTGGTTTGGTTGGTGGTTCTGGTGGTGTGACGCCGTTGCCTTGATTTGCTTGCTCTTGTGCATTTTGTGAATTTTGAGTTCCCTCAAGTGATGCGAGAAAGTCATTAAATGTAACTTTACCTTCTGCCCAAGCTAGGATACTTAACATATATCTACCAATAATAACGCTCTTATCTACAGCATTTGCTCCTGTCAACCAGTTTTTTGCTTGTGTCCAGTAGGACGCTCCTGTTGCCATTGTTGAAGTTGTGGTATAAAAATCTAAAATTATAGTTACTATATCTTGGACATTAGGTGATTCACCTCTAGCAATCTTTGCTATAACTGTTAATATATCTTTAACAGCACCTAATGCTCCTAATGCTGCGGTAGTTTCTTCAGATAATACACCAAATAATCCAAGAACAGTACCACCCGAACAGATAATACACATTAAAAATATATATGTCATGGGGTCAGTTAAGACATCTTTCCACCAACTTAAACTTTCTAGTTCTTGTTCTAATTGATAGAAAAATTCATATTCAATTAAATCAAAATTATCACAGAAGTCCTGCACTTGATTTGCTAGGGATTGGAACATTTGTTTAGTCATACCAGCATATTTATTGAAGGCATCTGCAACGTTTTGGAATTGGTTCATTAATGGTTGAAATGCTTTTTTTATTTCGTCGCTCACCTCATTCCAATCAACTTTAGATACTGTATTACATTGTAGTTCCCATCCAGACCAAATACAACGGGTACAGGTTAATCCGAAATCAGTATATCCAGCATCACAAGGTTTTAATGCTCCGTATAATCCTTTATCTCTTGGATTACCTAATGTAAATTTAGATAGAACCTCCGCACTAGCTACTATACCATTAGCACCACCACGCATTTTTTTACTTTTAGTATTTACTCTGTTAAATTTGTTATGAATCATGCATGAATCGCATAAGTGATATTTACCACCTTTTATTACTATTTGATTAGATGGATTATAGGGTTGTGCTGGATTATTTTGTTTTGGTGCTATCTTTTCAGGTGTATAATAATTTGATAATTCGGCATTTGAATCATCTATTACGTAGTTATCTTGTGTTCTGGTCTTTGGTGGTGGAGCTACAACATTAGGAATAGTTTTCTCACCATAAGTATCGATTAGAGCATTTGATGCTGTAACTATATTTTTACCAATAACCGCAGCACGTTGGGCAGCAGTCATACTCTTCGCACCTATCATTGCTGTCTTTACTTTATCAAACATTGATGCGTTCACGACTTTACCAGCTTGAGGTACAGGGATTAAAGATAATGCGAGACTGTTAATATCGGATATCTTAATTGGTCTACCTTGTGCTAAATCTCCTAAAATCTTGGTGGCACTTGCTAGAGTTCCCGCAGCAGGTACACCTGCGAGAGATGCGACAGTAAATGCGGTTGATACTAATAAAATGTATGTATCTGGTGTTGTCATGGTCTTATTCCACCAATCTTTATTCGCAACTGTTAATTTCGCTGCTTTTACAACTGATTTAAAACCATCTTCTATTCTTTTAATATCTGGATGCCTCTTTTTTATGTCGTCATATATACCGACGAACGCTTCTTTGGTCATAGAACCGAATTTATCGAATGCTTTTTTGACGACTTTACCAGCATCAGAAACACCACGTTTTACTTCATTAACTGTTTCTTGAACATTTATTTTACTTGTTGTATTACAGCCTTGTAATGTGCAACGTGTGCAGGTTAAACCGAAATCGGTATAACCTGTTGGACATTTTTCTAATTTACCACCACACATGCGGGGGCATTTTTGTCCTGCTCTTAATTTAGGAGCTGTGCGTCTCTTTCTGCCTGTACCTGTTAATTTTTGGAAGACGTTGCCCATGTCTGTAGTAAAGTGTAATAATTGTTGGTTAAACATTGGTATTTTTTTAACGACGGATAGCGTATCTTGGTATACAAAGTCATGTTCTTTTTTACCGTATAGGCCTATAGATGTTAATAAATCTTTAACTAAAACTTGGCAGTTATCTGTAAAACTATCATATCTAAAAAATTTGGTGTCTCCTAATCTTTTTCTTGTCATCTCTAACATCTGGTTAGGTGTGAAATTTAAGCCCTTTAATGGCACTTGTAAATATTCTGTATTAGGGTCAGAAGTGAAGGTTCTAGTGACGTCAATACGTGAATTTTTCATTATTACTACTTGTAAATTTTGTCCTTTGGTGTTTCTGACTGTACATATTAAGGCAAGATGGAAAAATTTATCAAACCCACTTTCTTTTTTACCTTTTTCGAATGTACCTAATGTTAAAGTATTTATGAGTGCTTGGACTGGTTTACCTAATGGGGTTCTATTAATTTCTAGTGATACTATAGGATAATTACCTCTCTCTTCTAAAACTTTTTGTGCGGATGCTGGGAAGTTTGAATAGTCAGGTTTAAAGACGTCTTTTACTTTATCTACGACAGCC